CGACAAGGACTGTGATGATGACACGACGTATCAGATCGAGCTGGAGATTGTGGAGCCCAAGAAGGTCCACACGAGCATCGAGATATTCAACATCATCTACAAGGTATTTGACATTATGAAGCACATCTAAGACTTGGCGACATGTCGAGCCCACGTATTCTTAAACTTTGAGTTCACCCCGCTGCGGACAACAGTGTCCCACGAGTGTGCCGACCTCACGTTGAGACCCGCCGCAATCATAGCACTGCCGAGGTTCTCCACGTTTTCATTTCTAGGAATCACAAAAGCCTTTTTGGTATTAAATGGAAGAGCCTTGGCCGCCTTGGTCGCTGCGACAGTCCCAGGACTCCTCTTAGGGGACGGGGTCCTCTTGGGAATGGCCGGAGACTTGCGGTTTGCCGGATTGTAGGCCGGGATGCGAGTAATAATTCCTGTGTTGATATTCTCGACATTTCGAGCTGCGCGGGCAGATCCGGCCGGGGCGGTCTTGTTAAGCCACGCCTTGAGAGCCTCCTTGAGAGCCTTCTGGGACGGCTTGGGTTTCTTGAAAGCCAGGTTCGTCAAGATCTTCTTGTAAGCGTTGACCTTGTTCGCCGGCAGCCAATTAGGTGGCGTGATACGGGCCATGTACCGCGCCCGAGCCGGCTCGGACCCGCGGAAAGCCTTCGCCTCCTTGACAAACTTGGCGTATGCGCGGTTCACGTTCGCCTTGAGGGGCTTTCCCCGCGCACCCTTCGGCAGTTTGTTATAGATATTCATAAAAAGTCCCTGGTTTCCATTGCGTTTGAGATTTCCAAGATTCTGGTCGAGAAGCATGTCGTATTCGAGTTCCATGGCAAACCTATTATTCATGTTAGGACTCGGCGACGGCGTCTTGTTCTTGGGCGCAGTAGGTTGGGGGGGAGATGGCGTAGGCGCCTTTCGGCTCGCCATAAAGGCCCGAAGAGTATTGAACTTGTTAGAATTTGGCATTCCATTGTATTCTGTATGTAAATTGGCCGGAAGGAGTTTCTTGGCGATCGCGTTCCTCTCTGCGAGAGGGATGGTGGCCCAGTTGCGCTGGGTCCGGGTCTCGCCCGTCGTTTTCTCGACCCGTCCATTGTTCAGGAGCTTGTACTTTGTACCATTCACTTGAACGTTGAATTTCTTGCTGGCAGCCTTGATCCCAGCCTTGTTCTGGATGGCCGCACGGATCTCCTCGGGCTTTGACTTTGCTTCGATCCGTGCGATGTTCATGTTCCGGGCAATCTCGATCAGCTCCTTCTTCGTAAGACGGGTCGCCTGGCGGTCGTTGATGCGCAGGATGCCATTCAGACCCATGGTGATCCGGTGTTCCTTTCGTGATTCCGTCTTGACGTTCGTGCCAATCTTAAAGAGGTCCCGGACCGCCTTGGGGATGTTGCGACCGGCCTCCGTGTACGTCTTGATGACTGTCTTGCGACCGGCCGCGAGTCCCTTTGGAATCTCGTAAAAGTACGGCTGCTTGCCAGGTCCCGGGCGTACATAAAATCCGGCCCTTGTTGCGTTCCAGCTGTTCGCACGACGATTCGCGACACCCTTATACTTTTTCTTGTTTGTGGGCGTGGAAGCTTCCCCGCGGTTGAGTAGGTAGGCTGGCTTCGGGCTTTCGTACCTGGGGATAGGGACACCAGCCTTGGCAAATACCTCGAGGGTCTGTGCCGGGATCGGCTGCTTGACCTTGGCGAAAGCCTTGGCGACCGCAAGCGCATCCTTCTTTTGAAACTTTAGGGGCGTAAAGAACGTCTGGGCCGGCCCGGCATTGTTGCCGACCCCGTGCTGCCGAATAGTGACTGTGGCCCATGGATAAAAGCGCGGCTTTCCGTCCTGTCCGGGACGGATATAGGAACCGAATGGAGGCTTCTCGAGCTCAGAGTTCCAGTCCATCCCGGCGAGCGTATAACGCCCGGCCAGCATTTGCTTCTTCAGGTTCGTGTTTGTGGATGGAAGAGTCGTCAGGCGCTTGTAGAAAATTCTCTTGAATGAGGGATCCACAGCGAGCCCCTTGAAGATTTGGCGGGGCTTGTCAAGGTCCTTGGGATCCTTGAGACCACCAAAGATGACCGTACCATTCTTAAAAATCTGAAAGGTGATTCCTTGCGTTTTGAAGATGACCGCCTTGTGAAGTTCTGGTTCGTACGGCTCGACCTTTCCAAAACTTTCCAGAAACTCGGCGACTCCATACAATGAGAGAGTATGGTTGACGTTGAAGCGGCCCTCGAACTTTACAACCTCTGGGGCTGCCCGGAGAAGTCCTTTATCGGTCAGTTCGTTCCGGACGATCGCAAGTACGGCCGGCTCATAGTTTCCAGAACCCTTGATTTCGATCAGATCCTTTGTGATGACGATTGTCTGGCCTTGACGTTTTGCCGCGATGCGAGTGACCCCACTCTCATCGCCGATCCAGCCGCGTCCTGGAACCCATCGAACGGCCGCCACCTTCCTGGCACCGGTGTACCCGATAATCTCAGTGAATCCCTTGGGCTCCGTATCGAAAATCTTGGAGATGTTTGTTTTTCTGTGAAACCGAATAATCTGCGTCGTCATCTTCGTAGGGGTAAACTTAACACCCGGAACTGACGCATTCGAAAACACAAACTTCCTCCGGAAAGCTTTTTGGAGCTTTCGGGCGGCAGCGTCCATCTGGTATTTATAGATATTTTATTGACGGGCAGTCCCTCACTCACTCGCGACCAGGTCGCATCCAAAGATGAATGGCTGGACCGCGAATGTCGTCCCGTTATATATACGCGACTCGATACGGACCTCGAGCTCCTTTGAACTGAAAGGGCCGGCATAAAAGTCCTGGTTGAACCTGAAGATTCCCAGATTGTTCTCGCTACAGTGCTGCTTGAACTGTGCGACGAACACTTTTTGAGGAACGCAGAGATTCGGGCCAAACTTGAACTTCTCCGAGCAGAGAAAGTGCTGAAGCGAGTTGGTCACTGTCGCAACCTGGCTCTGGATCGTCTTGAAGTATTGGGGCAGTACATTCCAAATATCTTTCCCGCTGTACTTGTGCGCATAGTCGAGATAGGCCCGTAGACACTTACAGAGAATCGCGGGCATCTCCGCCTCTAGCTTTGTGTCAAGGTGCGGATCCGCATCCATCACTTGGCGCCCAAAGTTCCAGGTTGCCAAACGACGCAGGACCGACCCCGAATTATCCTTCCAGTTTGGAACCTCGTTTCCGCCAAGGATTCCGGGTGTCTTCCACTGGAAACTCAAAGCCGTCTCGTTTTTGCGAGCGACCGAGACATCCTCCCCGGAGACCAGAGACTGGAACTCGGCCTGCTCGAGCTGGAGGTCACCCTTAATCTCGGGGCTGATGAACATGAACCCCTTGTAGATACTTTGGAGTCCAAACTTCTTCTCGATATTGTTCGAGAGCGTCGCGACATCCTCGCACTCATAAAATTTGCGGGCCACCTTCGTAATGAGAGTCGATTTGCCCGAACGTGCGATACCCTTCAGAAATGGGATAACCTGCCAGCCATCCAGCTCGTTCACCTCGAAGCATAGCCGGCCCATGAAGACGTAGGTCCACCGGCAGACATCCTCCTCGAACCTCTGATAATCGAGAACCTTTTGCATACTCGGAGTTGGGATATCGTACCAGTCGATTAGGTTCGTATACGGATCAAATGGCAAGTCAAAATACTTACATGAAACGAGTGTTGGATCGAGCTCACGAAACTCGGGCGAGTTGTAAGGATAATACTTAATCTTATAACGCTGCTCCGTCTCGTCCCAATCCTTACCGACCAAAAGACCGTTCTGGAACGACCATACGTGGCGGTCCTTCTTAATCTCCAGAAACTGAAAATCCTTACAGTTTGTCATGTGCTTCACGATGTCGCTCACACAATTGCCACGGCTCGTAAGATTCTTCCACATCTCGGGTTCGTCCTCCTTCTGCGTCGAGTCGTATACAAAATCCTTGATCTCCTTGACGGGCCGCCAAGCGCGCGTGTTTCGAATCTGTACGCAACACTGGTCCCTATACCGACGATAGCCTTCGTCGTACGTCTTGGACAGAAGAAAGAGAAGCAGCTTTTGATATGGCGTGTTCTTCTCATCATCCTTGAGACTCGAATCAGAGTTGTCGATCGCGAGCGTCGGATTATTGATTCTGTTCCAGCGCCTATCCCAGAGACGAAACTGTTCGAACATCTCCTTGCGGTCAGTGATGAGACGCCGGACCCGAAACTCCAACGTAAACTCGTCCCCATTGACATCCTTGCTGGCCTGCTTGCTGCCCCCCAGGGAATCGAGTCGGGACAGCAGAGTCCGACAGCTATTCATGAAGCGATCTTTTCGAACCTTGACATCTTCGAGTTCATATTTTGTCGGGTACTTGTCAGCATCCCGCTGTTGGTTTGGCTGAAAAAGGACATAGGCCCACGACTTATCGGCCGCGAGTGCATTTGAGCGAATGTTGAACCCTGCGTCGTGTTCAGCATTTGTGATACAATTTTCGAGCTCCTCCAAAGTCCAAGAGTTGATTTCGGTCGTCTGATTTGCTGTTCTGATTTCCTCAGCGTGTTCCGGTGTGACGTCTTTGTTTATTGTGTGGACTTTCGTGTTGCTCATTGTTAGAATAACGATATACTTTTTTAAGGCTCTCTGATCTCCTAGTCCATCTCCGGTGCAGGTGCGGAGGAAACTGGGGACTTGGAAGACTTCATCTCGGTCAGAATCTTAACCATAATCTTGTTGTGCATCTCGAGCTGACGGGCGACACCGTCAACCGAGTCCTTGAGGCTGGCCAGGAGGGTCGCGACAGTCTCACCATCCTCGGTCGCCAGGAGGCCGCCCAGGGCCTCGAACATATCCATGCCATCCTCATCAAACTCCTCGTCCATCTCATCCTCCTCCTCATCCTCGATAGGCGGGGGCGGGGGCGTTTTGGGGGGCATACGGCGCTGAGACATTGTACAACTGTCTGAGAAAAACAGGGCCGTGGAGAAACGCGCTAAACTTTTTCCTCTTGCTATATTAAAATGCCTGGTGGCGCTTTGATGCAATTGGTTGCCTATGGCGCATCGGATGTTTACTTGACCGGAGATCCCAAGGTGACTTTCTTCCAGTCGGCCTACAAGCGTCACACGAACTTTGCGATGGAGACCGTTCAGCAGACGGTGTCTGGCAATGCGGGCCCGGGCGGACTCGTCTCTGTGACCGTGGCTCGCTCAGGCGACCTGATCGGCGACATGTTTGTCGTTCTCCAGCCCAACAGCTCGTCGTATAGCCAGCTGACGACGAATAATTCTGGAAATGATATGTGCTGGGTGGCCGAGCGCGCTTTTAGCTCCGTCGAGCTCTTCATCGGAGGCCAGTCGATCGATAAGCACTACCAGCTGTGGTTCCGCCTGTACGCCGAGGTTTTCCTCAACGAGACCAAGAAGATGAACTACGGCAAGCTGACCTCGATCGCAACTCCCAACAATGCCGGCACCTCTATCGCCTATGCCTATCTGCCCCTCATCTTCTTCTTCAACCGCAACCCGGGCCTGTATCTTCCCCTAATTGCCCTCCAGTATCACGAGGTCCGTATCGACTTTACCCTGAGCTCGCAGTACGCCAACTATTTCGGCACGAATCCCTTCGCCGTGTGGGCCAATTATGTCTATCTGGACACTGTCGAGCGTGACAAGTTTGCCAAGACTCCCCACGAGTACCTGATTGAGCAGGTCCAGCACATCAACCCGGATCCCGTCGGCTATGCGAATGAGAACACTCCGTCCGTGATCCGGATGCAGTACAATCACCCCGTCAAGGAGCTGATCTGGTGCTACCAGAACAACTCGATCGGCACGAACCCGAATGCTCTCTGGAACTTTTCGTCGAGCGTGGCGAACGTGAACATGACGGTCGATCTCAATAAGATTGCCCAGGCCGGAGCGTATCCTCCGGCCAACTGGACCGGCGCCCCGGTGATCTATGTTCCGCCGCCGCTCTCGTCAAATCTTTACATCAACCAGACGTTTACGGCGACCGGAGGCCTCACTATGAATGTCCAGTCAAACGTGGTTACGGGCAATGTCTTCTGGACGGAGGGTGGAGTTCCCCAGTATGGCGTCACGGCCAACAATGTTTATGGTCAGGAGGTTGGGCCGATGCACCAGGCCAAGATTATCCTCAACGGCACGGACCGATTCGTCCCGCAGTTTGGTAAGTATTTTAACCAGTACCAGCCATATCAGTACCACTGCGGGTCTCCCTACCCTGGAATTTATTTGTACTCGTTCGCCATCAAGCCCGAGGAACTCCAGCCCAGCGGAACGTGTAACTTTAGCCGTATCGATATGGCCCAGATTGCCGTGAACCTCAAGACGGGCGTTCCCTACACAACTCTCCAGCAGCAAATGTTCGCCGTCAACTATAACATTCTCCGTATCCAGTCGGGACTCGGTGGCGTCGCGTTCGCCAACTAGACATCTGAGCCACAAGTCGCAAATAGAGTATATTCAGCCTCGTCAAAATTACGAGGATAAATATGGTCTGAATTTTTTTCTTGGAGCATAATACCAAGCGATCATGGCCGGAGGACTTATGCAGCTCGTTGCTTACGGCGCGCAGGATGTTTACCTGACTGGCCAGCCCAAGGTGACCTTTTTCCAGGCGGTGTACAAGCGTCACACCAACTTTGCGATGGAGAACATTCAGCAGACCGTGAACGGCACGCCCTCTAACAGCGGCCGTGTGTCCGTGACCATTGCCCGCAACGGCGACCTGGTCGGTGACATGTACATTCGCCTCGTGCCGACCCAGACCGGCGCATCTAACCTGACCTCGACCAACGCCAATTCTGACATGAACTGGGTGGCCGAGCGCTCCATTGCCGACATTGAGCTGACCATCGGCGGTCAGCGCATCGACAAGCACTACCAGGCCTGGTGGCGTCTGTACGCCGAGCTGTTCCTCGGCGAGTCTGACAAGATCAACTATGGCAAGATGACCTCCAGCCCTGTGGCAGTGATTGACACGACCAACACCAACAGCGTGTACCTGCCCCTGCTGTTCTTCTTCAACCGTAACCCGGGTCTGTATCTGCCCCTGATTGCCCTGCAGTACCACGAGGTGCGCATGGACTTTGATCTGACGGCGTACTTCTCGAACTACTTTGGTACCAGCGCCATCTTCGAGGTGTGGGCCAACTATGTGTACCTGGACACGGAGGAGCGCCGCCGCTTCGCCCAGAAGGGCCACGAGTACCTGATCGAGCAGGTGCAGCACACCGGCGGTGATGCCATCACCCTGGCGGGCACCCCCGGCGCGAGCACTGCGGCCACGGCTCAGACCATCCGTCTGTCCTTCAACCACCCCGTGAAGGAGCTGATCTGGTGCTACCAGAACACGACCTCGACCGCCTACAACAGCCTGTGGAACTTCTCCAGCTCGTCGGCGAACGTGAACGTGACCTGCTCCCCTCTGGCGTCTGTGGCCGTCGCGGCCCTGCCCCACACCGTGGGTGCTCCCCGTCTGTTCTCTAACGTTGGCGCCATTGCTGGCCAGGCCGTGACCAGCAACGTCTTCTGGATTGAGGAGGGCTCCTGCAATTACAGTGGAGCCTCCGCCGTGGAGGTTGGCCCTCTGTACAACTTCAAGCTGGTGCTCAACGGCCAGGACCGCTTCAAGGAGCAGACCGGCAAGTACTTCAACCAGTACCAGCCGTACGTGTACCACACCGGCGTGCCCTACCCGGGCATCTACGCCTACTCCTTCGCCCTGCAGCCGGAGGAGCACCAGCCGACGGGCACCTGCAACTTCTCGCGCATTGATAACGCCCAGGTGGCGATCAACATCAAGGGCTGCGCGACCACGCCCCTGCAGCGGATGTTCGCGGTGAACTACAACATCCTGCGCATCCAGTCCGGAATGGGCGGCCTTGCATTCTCAAATTAAATGGGCATTATATTTCGTATGGGTGGTTCGTCACTCACCAAAAAATACGGGCTTCGGCCCCAAGAGTGCCAAGACTCCTGGGACGCGAATTCAAATTGGTGAAAAGCTCGGTTTACCCGGCCTTTCAGCGATTCGATTGATTATTTAATTAATTCTGGATCTTGTACACAATAAGGAGAATAGCCATCAGAATATATAGCATTCCAAAGAACTTCTGTCCAGGTTTGGCCTGATCGTTCGTGGACTCCACGAAGTTTGCAACCCCTAGCCCCGACAGGACCATTAGAAAAAGAGCCATAAAAAGAAGCTCAGCGCTAGAAAAGGCCATTTATTATAGGTCACTAAAATAAATGGACGTTGAGACTATCCTTGATATTGCCAGGAAGAAGATGCTCGAGGAAATGGCCGACGAGGTCATCGTTCGTTTGTCCCGTGAATTGACTATCGCTGATATCAATTTTGTTCTAAAATTGCTGGGGTCCAAGGAGATCACGGAGTATCCTCCTGAGATACTCGTGGAGCCTCCTACTAGTTGCTGCCCATGGAGGAGGAAGCCTTGACGCTGATATACCAGAAGTAGATCAGCCAGAGACCGCCGATCATCTGAAAGGTGGCCTTGATCACCTCGGTGGCGACGGCCCGACGATCCTTATCGAGGAACGCCTGGAGTCCAAATAACATGAGGGCCACGCCCAGCGCAAGCATCAACATGTCAGAAAGCATCTTTAGTAGTACGTCACATTTTATTCACGCGGTTAAAAAGAAGACTTTTCCTCTTCTCAGATATCAGATGAATTACGCCTTCATAGACGCCCGGAGCCTGATTGAAAGTGCTCTGGGAGTTCCCATGCAGCCCACGAAAGTTCCAGTTTCCGTGATCCCGTGCGAGCTTGACCAGGAATGGAAAGACTTTGAGGAGACCCTTGGCAATTTTAAAACAAAATATGCAAAGGCCCGGTCGGACCAGGGTCAGACATCGGCCGAATTAACAGAGAAAATGGAAGAAATTGCATATCTCGAAATGATGCTCGAGACTGTCAAAGCTCCTGGCTTAAAGGAACGGCTCGAATCTATGTTAGAGGATTACCAGAACGAACAGGGGATTGAGGGGCTGAAGGTGAAGGCGGGTGAGGCGGCCGGAAAGGTCGAGGCGATGAAGGCGGTCCTGGCGGGTACGAACGCAGAAAGGTACGCCAAGTTTACGTGTTTTGTGTGTATGGATCAGCTTGTTGACTTATTTATCGAACCCTGTGGTCACGTGATCTGTGAGCCGTGCTGGCGGCAGACGCGTGACCACACCAGGTGCCCCGGATGTCGAGCGCGTTGTGAAGGTGCGAAAAAGATATTTAGTATGAATTGAGGTACAACGACCTGAGCAAGTCGCTAAAAGGCTCGCGGGGCCTCCGGGCCCGTCGGGCGGCCGCTGCCGTCCTCCTGACTTTGGCGCAGTTGGTAGCGCATCGGACTGTAGAAGGGACTCTGTCCCGACTCGTAGTCTTCCGCTGGTCGTGTGTTCGAGTCACACAAGTCAGATGAGACCTGGGTAAGTCGTTAAAAGGCCCCGAGGGAGTGCTACCTCGTTAAAAACGGCTTGGAAAGGGGATAGAACTGCAGCTATCCCGTGAGGTTGGCCACCTCCTTTCCATCTGCTCCCATAACTCAGTTGGCTAGAGTGTCAGACTGTTAATCTGAAAGTCGCAGGTTCGACCCCTGCTGGGAGCGCGTCGGAAACACACATCAGTGTCCGAGTTGGTCTAAGGAGAACGACTTAAGATCGTTTGGACTTTTGTCCGCGCGGGTTCGAACCCCGCCTGATGTAGTCTTTTTAACCGTACAGGCTTAAAAAGATTACAACTTCGAAGTGGGCCACCCCCTTTAAATAAAACCCTCAGCCCATAATAATATATGGGGTGGATATATGAAATTTCAAATATAGAAAATGGTAAAGTTTATATCGGTCAGACCACTCAGCACAATGTTGCGACAAGATGGGCCGAACACTTTAAATCAATTACATCAGACTCCGATACACATTTAATAAGAGCATTTAAAAGTCATGGTTTTGAGAAATTCACTTTTAGAGTTTTACATGAAATATCTAATGATCTTTTAGATGAGAAAGAAATAGAAGAAATAAAAAACCGAAACTGTTTATCACCTAATGGTTATAATCTGAGAGACGGAGGTTCTAGAGGTAAACATTTACCGGAAAGTATTGAAAAAATAAGAGCTTCTCACATTGGAAAAACCCATACAGAAGAGACTAAGGAAAAATTGCGAAAAATTAATTCAGGTAAAAAACTCGATCTTGAAACCAAGGAAAAAATAAGAAACAAGATATTGGGTACTAAAAGAACGAAAGAAGAAATTGAAAAATCTACTAAATCAAGAACAGGAATGAAACGTTCGGATGAATCTCGTGAGAGAATTAGACAATCACATCAAATAAAAGTAGAGCAGTGGTCAGTTGAAGGAAAATACATAAACACGTATGAGAGCATAAAAATCGCACAAGAAGAGACCATGTGTACTGGTATTTCTAAATGCTGTAAAGGTACTTATAAGCAAGCGGGAGGATTTGTATGGAAATATAAAGATAATACAATACCTTCTTTAAATGAAGAAAGCAACGATACCTAAAGCTCTTCGAGAACAGGTATGGAAAACTTATATAGGTAAAAAATATGAACATAAATGCCTTGTCACATGGTGCGAAACCATCATAAATGTATTCAACTTTGAAACTGGACATCGAGTACCAGAAAGTAAAGGAGGTTCACTTGATATCGACAACTTACGCCCTATTTGCGCCAAGTGTAACAGGTCTATGGGAGATAGTTATACTATCGATGAATTTTCAAAGATTAGCAAGCGTTCGTCGCATCTCTGGGAATGCTTTCGGTTTACAGAGGGACGTGTAAATTCGCCGTCGGAATCAGACTCTGGGTCTCGATAAGATAGCGCATCTTTTCCTGGGTCTTTGTCTGATAGAACATAAAGATGAACACGATGAGCGGTAGGGAACGCAGCTCGCCCAGCTGAGAGTGAATGTAGCCCGCGGTGCCCTCAAGAGGGAATGGAACCTTCTTGATGATGCCACGTGTCAAATACATAAGAGCGCCGATGAGTCCAAACTGGAGGACGATACTCACGAGGACGCGCCACTTGGGCTGCTTCTTCTCTAGGGGCGGAGTCATCTTGTCGAGCCAATGCGAAAAGAGAAAGGCGAGCAAGAAGGACAGAGCGCCCACGTACGCAACGCCCAGGAGACGTATGAGGTGTATGTGAATTCCCATTATTAAAGACTGGGAAAATAAAAGAGGTATGGAGGCTCTTTCGTTTTTGACCATTGACTGGATCGAGAATGGAACGGCCTATGTGACCTTGTCCGTCAGGGACTATCCTCAGACGGGAGCGATGCTCGAGGAACTCGTGCCCACAATTGAATATATTCGCCGAGAGGCGACATCGATGATTATCTGTGCGGATCTGGAGGGTGCCGGGATCATAAGTATTGATCGTTTCAAGTCCATCGTAAACATTGTGTCGGAAGTGGTCGAGTATACGAAGGATGATAATCTGCTCCAGCAGATCCAGTTCATCGGGACTGGCTTCTTCTTCAGAATGCTCTACAAGCCATTCAGTCTGGCTATCCCCAAGTATTTCCGCGACATGGTGGTGTTTTTATAGTATCGAGAAATACCAAATGGATTGGTTGCGTTTCAGACCAGACCAGGAATCCAAGCTTTTGTACGTAGACATTTTGGTCGGGCGTCTCATCGAACTCCAGCCGAACACAAACGAAGCGACCGATGAGTTTTGTATTTCTCTTTATCCGGTACTGGACTCTATTCAAGAATTGTGTTTGGAACAAGGTTTCCGACAGGTATGCTCCGCGGATCTCACGGGCGTACGAGTCCAAAACATCAAGCCTATGACCATGATGCGCATGATTTGGAACATCTATGAGCATACCAAGAACTGTATTTTACTTCAAAATTGTCAGCTGTCCGGAGGTGGACAGTTTGTTAATACTTTGGTGGAGGCTGTCCGGGGGTTCCTTCCTCCATTCATGCGTAATATGATTACGCTAATTCCCGAACAAAATTACCGTGGGTCTACAATAGATGATCCCTCGACTGACTCACCAGGTCTGGTTCCAGGGGTGGGACCAATTACCTGAAAAATATCATGGGTACACAGAGTCTTTGGCAATTTTGAATCAAAATTGGGACCATATGAAGTGGGACGAGGGGTCTCTTCGGAGCGAATGTGAAAAGTTCAGCCCCGAGGCTCTGGAAAAGTTTGATGGATTCAGCCATATGATTCAAAAAATAGACTTTGGTCGATGCGTAGTCCTTTATAATTACGGTGGCATCTCGGTTGACTGTGACGCCGAGTGTCTCAGGCCTCTCGAAAAAATCCCAGGGCTCGACAGGTACGACTTAATTTTGTCCAAAAATTCACTCAACAGAATTGAAAACAAGATTGCTTCATTTGGTCTATCAAAGAACCTTGTCGTACTAAACAATGCGACAATATGCTGTATCAAGGAGCATCCAATCATGAAGCACTTTATAGAGTTCATGATTGAAAATGAGTCGTGGAATGAAGACAAGGTGATAGATACTCAACTCAAGACTGGGCCTCTCATTACAAGTATATTCTTCAATGCATACCTTGAGTATCCAGAATTAAATATAGTAGACTCTGAAATATTCGAACCGTGGGGGAACGTGACAAAACGGACTGTCCTTGATCATAAGTGTGATCAGTCATGGACAGGTTTCATGTCTTTTCCAGTGATAGTTTACCAGCACATAAAAAATAATCTCGTTATTCTCGTCATTCTTTTAATCACTGTTACTGTATTCTTTTCTATTCGAAGATTACTCGGCGGACTAGGAAGAGGAAAATGAAAAAAGCACCCGCAAGTGCCACAAGTCCCCATTTATGAATAAAAAAGTTCCAATCGAATGTTCGTGTGAATCGAGAACCGATGTCCGAGGCGCCATCCTTTTGAAGAGCAAGAGCCTTGAAGACGTGAAAGTTATTTGACGGATAGTTTATGATGAAAACATCAACCTGAGTCTTGAGATAATCCGGATTCCATAGAGCCCATTGTTTGGCACACTGAAGATTGATAATGTATGCGTGTGTATTCAAAGCCTGACCAATCATGAGATTTTCAGAATATTTCCGGATATTTATATGGGAATCATAGGTCGTCCCGAGGTTCACATAGTCCCAATCGGGTGGGAGTTCATCCATGACCTGGATCAATTTTGAACTAAAATTAGGAACCAACTGAATATCATCCTCAAAGATGAGAGCCATTGTGTGACCCTTATCGACCATGTCCCTCCAGACACGAATATGGCTGTCAGCGCAGCCCCACTCAGACTTGGTGATGAAGAGATTCTCGGGAGCCTCCGCCTTTCCGTCTGTCGCCCGAAAAAATGTGACATCGAGACCCTCGCGCTCAAACTCGGCCCGGACAGACTCACGCCGTTCTGGATTTCGTTCTAAATTTATACAGTAGGCCTGCATCCTGCTAGGTGCACATAAAAAAGTAAGACCCTAAAATATCAAGAAATGACTGACCTTCTTGTCTTCTACCCAAAGGGTCGTTACCTGTACATCGAGTTCCTGGGGGCCAGGTATATCGAGAGACAGCCAAAGACACCCGAGGAGACGGCCGATTTTATGATTGAGATTCGACCTCTTATTCAGCAGTTGGATGACTATGTTCTCAAACATGGACTCAAGGAGATTATTGAACTGAACCTCAAGGGTGTCCCAATTTCAAAACTAAATTCAGAGACCGCCCTTCATCTCATGCATCTCATGAGTGAGATCCGCCCGGACAAGGGAATCCTGGAAAAGATCCGGATCACAAACACGAACCCCGTGTTCTCCATGATTTATAGGGGAATCAGGGGAAGACTGCCTGCCAGGATAAATGATATCGTGGAGATTGCGTCAGATTCTAAATTTTTTTAGTGCGTTTTATTTTAAAATGACAAGTAATGTTATGATGCGGTGGCACCAAGATGAAGATGAATTCTTGATAAAGCTCGAGCAGCAATGCAATACATACTACGAGCACCACAATAAAGACCATATGTACTACCAAAAACTGTCGAGCCGGTTCAATGTTCCTATCCTGGTCGTGTCGGCGATTAACGCACTCACGGCCGTCGGTCTGAACTCGTTCGTACATCAAGAGTACGTGTCGGTCCTGAACGCGATCCTCTCAGCCGGAACGGGCGTCCTTGGATCGATCCAATTGTATCTCAAAATTAACGAGAAGATGACAAACTCGGTGAGGGCCTCGATCCTCATGAAACGTCTGGCTCTCAAGATTTCCAAGGAACTCAGCATCGTTCCAGACCACCGCGTCACGGACGGACAGGCTTTCATGAATGATTGCTTTGCCGAGTTCAATACGGCTCTGGAACAGGGAAACCCTATTGAAAAGACAATCGCGAACCATATGGCCTTTACACAACTTCCCAGAAAGGAGAAGTTTTCATTCATGACCGCAATGACAGGAAGTCCGCGGAGAAGTTCGAGTGATGACCTTAGTTTGCGCGAAAGCCCGATACGTCTTGTGGACTCTCGCGCCAAAACGCTTTGGGGTCTTGCTGGAAAAGCTCAAAAAGACGCGAATTTTCATTCCGAATTGTGTCCTCCTTCTCGTCCGAGTGAATCAAGCCCGGGGGGCACTCCTCCAGAAGAACGGGATCTAGAGCCTGGAGCTCCGGGCTCTTGAGCTTTGCGACCGTAAAGGCAATGTCGAGGTCGAGTCCCGCGGACCGGACCCAGTAGTGCTCACAGGCCTCCTTAGACTCCATAATCACACAAAAGCCCTTGACCATCTCACAAGCAATCTTTTGCTGGTCAAGAGCTCTCTTGAGAATCGCCACGTGATGTACGACAGTCCCGCTAATATTATGAACCTTCAGGCGCAGCGCAAGACGCTTGGTAAACTCCATCTTATGGGTCTTAAACCTTTTATTTCCTTATACTAGGATGGGCTGGTTCGTCGGCCTATTGATTGGAATGATTTTGACATTTGTAATAATCATTATTCTGGCGAATGTCTACCCGCCCCCAGTCCCTGTGTGTGGGATGCCCGGTCAGGGTCCCAGCCCTGGCATCTCATCGACAGGGACGGTGCCTAGTCCCAGCCCTGGCATCTCAGTGCCTTGAGAATCGCCACGTGATGTATGAACCTTTAGGCGCAGCGCAAGACGCTTGGTAAACTCCACTGAAATGTTTTATTTCCTTATATAAATGGGCAATTCCACGATGATCATTATGATGGTTGTCGCATGCGTGGTCCTCATGTTATGCGCGGGGGGTGGATACTGGTACTGGTCAACAACCCAGGTCTCTAGCCCGGCGCCTAGTCCTGGCTCGGCACCGGGCCCTCGCTCGCCTTTTCCACAGGCTGTCACATTGACCGATCCAAGTTTTGAAGCTTATTCTACCGGAATTGCTGCAAATGGTTATTGGGGAGGTAAGTCTCTTGGTCCTGGTCAGCCAACATATACAGCAGGTGCATGGTCGTCTTCAGCAACGGGCCAAGCACTCTTTAATTTGAAGAATGACCCATGGGGCGGTTCAGATGCGGCAGACCAAAGCGTCTATGCTGTCTTTCAGGGTGCCGCTTCAATTCAACAGAGTGTGACGGTCGTTCCTGGCGGAGTCTATACAGTAAGTTGGAAGGAGCGTGGTCGGCCTGGATCATCGGACAAGAATGACCTGAATGTTTCACTTAATGGAACATCTGTCTACACCGAGGCGAATATAACAGGTGATTGGGTCTCCAAGACCTCTTCGGCATGGACCGCGCCCGCTGGTGTCACAACGGCCATTCTTAAATTTTATGCCACAAACCCCCTTGGCGGAGATCACTCAGTCTTTATTGATAATATTTCAATGACCAGGACAGCATAAAGAAACGCACCTTATAAAAACTAATGTACATCGTCATCGATGGAAACATCGGTGCCGGAAAGACGACCCAGCTCGGCCTTTTAGAGAAGGCCGGCTATACAGTTCGCCGAGAAGCCATAGACGACTGGCCCCTCGAGGAATTTTACGATGATCCGGCCCGGTGGGCCTTTTTGCTCCATACCAGCATTCTTCTGACGAATCAGCCTCCGTGTCAATCAAATAACTCTCTCGTTCTGTTCGAGCGCTCTCTCGTGAGTTCTCGGTGGGTCTTTTGGGAGGTTCTCAAGAGCCAGGGCCACGTGACGGCCAAGGAGGATGAGATCTATTCAAAGCTTTATGACAAACACGCATGGCATCCGGACCTCTTCATCTATCTGTCCAAGAATCCAGAGAGGTGCCTGGAGCACATCCAGTGTCGATATCAGCCAGGAGACCAAGGCGCCATAATGCTCGATTACCTTCAGAGACTGGACACAGAGTACACGAAAATGCTCACGACATTGCCCTGTAAGGTTCTTGTGATTGATGCGAACCAGTCTGCGGAGAAAATCCATAACGAAATTTATAAGTACCTAGTAGATAATGAACTGTTCGTCCGTGACACTTAACGGAACGAAATGTAAACAAAAGGCGATCGAAGACGGCAAATGTCGCGCACATACCGCTCAGACATGTGCCGTGTGTCTGGAGGCGACAAAGAGGACCGATAAAAAACTCAAGTGTAAGCACATATTCCACAACAAGTGTATAACGACCTGGTTCGAGACCTCTATCGAGTGCCCGACATGTCGGATGGAGCAGGATGATGACCCTCTCGTCGTCTTCCGAAAGCATGTCGAGGAGAACATTCGTGAAAAGTATAGGGATGCGATCCGTTCGCTCGAGGTCGAATTGGCTCGGGCGCGCCGTCGTTGAGTAAAAGTTCCCTTGGGAGGTATGAGGTATGAGCCGTCGGTGTGGAGCCCTCACCTTGACTGGTACAAATTGTAAACAAATTTTACAGGAAAATCAAGAAAGGTGCTGGCAACACAGGGGTCCTCAATGTGCTGTCTGTCTTGCCTCTATGGGAGGTCAGCGTGAAACACGGACTATTGGGTGTGGGCACGAGTTTCACACCGCATGCCTGAACCGCTGGAAGACGAGTTGTACCGGGCCAGATCCCACATGTCCTATGTGCCGCGTTCCCTTTGATGTCCCGACGTACAGGTGTCGGCTCATGATCGAGAGAGTCCAGGATGGCCAGAGGTCTATGCTACCATTTGACGCATCCAATATTCATAATATTATTGAAGGGTTCGGTCTCGATATGAGACAGCTCATACCTCCCGGGCCAGGGAGATACATAACGGATCTTCACTTTGATATTGAAGATGATGAAGATATTGGGGAGGTCCTGAGACAACTCGGTTTACCTGTTCCTGTTATTCCCAGTCTTCGCGAACCCACGTCGAACACCATAGGCTGAACAAAAGCGAGTGTAGTGGAATCCGGGATGCCACTTTCGATCCGACTTTCTGGGATCCACGATGGTCTTGCCGGACGCATCAATCATCAGAGGGCCAGAAGCGTGACCTTGCTTGTGGGACCAGAGATTTACCGGAAAGGTGATCACCTTGCCGACAGGAAGCCTGGGATATCTGACCGTGCTTTTGACCAGGGGCAATTTAAAATTAGAATTGTTGGTCGAAATCTTTCCATCAGAAGGGCTAATGGGCTGAGAAGCCTTCGGGAGCGCCGAGACAATCGTGGACGGTCGAACCCTGAAAAACTTTGCAAGAGCCGGAATTGTATCCCCAGAACGAATCCGATAACGGACTGAATTGTTCTGGACGTACCAATGAAAATCTCCAGTAGAATTTCCAAAATCATTCGAGGGAGCCACGAAACACATCACCTTGTAAAATCCAGGCTTACATCGAGCGCTTGGGCTCATGCGATAAACAGAGCCAGGATTGTCGCTTAGGACACGTTGGACGATCCCAGTACAGGTCGTAAATGTCAACCCATTTGCCTTCATCCCGCTTCGATCACCCGGGACGCTCTTAGAGACTCGGTTATTAGAGAAGGATCCAAAGGCGTAGTCATAACAATTGTCGTGTGTGACACCCTTCGTTCCCCAAGGATCCCAAGAAAAGGTTCGCTCAGCCCCAGACAACGGAAGAGAACGGGTTCGGCGCACGACAGGCCGACTTTTGGAGACTGGCTTTTTACGCACCACAGGCCGCCGCTTGACGACCGTCATCTCTTACGTTAGGCCAAGTTTTTTCTCAGTCTAAAGTAAAATGCTGAACATTCTCCAGTCTCGCTCCCAGAAGGAGTTCCTCTATAACCTGGTTGTCTTTGCGATTTACATTCTGATCCTGACCCTTATCCTGCGCTTCCTGTGGAACAAGTCTCTGGTGAAGCACATTAGCGTGCTCAAGACGGTTGACACGCTGCCTCAGACCCTGCTGCTGGCTATTGCGATCGCCATGTTTAAGTGCTAAACTGGTCCCCTAAAACTCCAGGGAGTCATCTAGACTCCCACACACACCATTAACCTTCATGGTTTCCATAAAGGTTAATTTTGTTTAGATCTCGTTATAGCCCACCTTGATAACATTGTCGACCAGCAGAGTCGGGAACCCTGACACAAATTCAGGGCAGCCTCCATCCTGCTTACAGTCAACGAAAGTGTACGGAAGACCATTATCGATCAGATACTTTTCCTGCTTCACACACCAGGGGCAGGTCCTGGATCCGTACACGATGATGTTTCCCTTGTCAGGGGGCGTCAGTGCATCCCCGAAGGATACCATTTTTGTTACAAAAAGCAGAATCACAAGGACAGCCAGGGCAATGAGGGCAATCATCTTGGTCTTCATTTGTTATTACGTGAGAAAATTCGCTTGGCAATTTCCACCTTTGACCTGAGTCCCTTGACGTTGACCCCACGCTGGGCCGCCAATTTCTGAATAAAATTCATGGTGATGGTCGAACCGTTGACGTAGACCAGGCGCCCAGTCGGCCCGAGTATCTTGATGCGCCCGCTCGACGGACTGTATTGGTGGAGAACCTTTTTTCCAGGAGACGCCGGCTTCACCTTGTTCGTAATGACAATCTTTGCCTTCTTGGCCACAATCTTGGCGGCGCTCTGTTTCATACGGGCGACGGCCGCGGCGAGCTTATTTGCATTCACAGACGGAGCCTTCTCCAGTGGCTTTTGGGGAGATGGCGCTACTATGCTGGCTTTGCGTGGAATAGATAAATAGCCGGTACGATTCACTGATAAAGGTAAGTTTCCACGATGAATGCGAAGTGACACGAGCCGGATCGCCTTGTTACGGGCAGCATCCCATGCGTTCGTTCCCGGCTTGGAACCATTGTTCTTCCA